GGTGTTAATCGTTTTGACGGCGATGGTGTGATCGTGTATCTTGCGCTCAGAATTTAGGGGAATTTCGTGGAAATAAAATCAAAATTAGTTTCCGAACTAATTCCATATGCTTCCAACAGCCGGACGCATTCGGATGCTCAAGTCGCACAGATCGCAGCATCTATCCGAGAGTTTGGATGGACTAACCCGATCCTGATCGACAAGGATAATTCCATCATTGCAGGACACGGGCGCTTGCTGGCTGCCCGCAATCTGGGGATGGAGAAGGTGCCAACTATCGTGTTGGATCACCTGTCCAAGGCCCAGCAGCGGGCTCTGGTGATTGCAGACAATAAACTGGCGTTAAACGCTGAATGGGATTTTGAATTGTTATCTAGCGAAATTGCATGGCTCGATAATGAAAATCAATTCAATTTGTCTTTGCTGGGTTTTGACGAAACGGAATTGGGAAACATTCTTTTAACAAATAATTTTGAACCGGCCCATGAAGGCGATCAAACTCGTCTTGACGAGAAAAAACCTATTATTTGTCCTGAGTGTCACCATGAATTCCGCGTGTAATTTAAAAATTGATTGGGCATCTACAGAAGCCGCTCAATATGCCTGTAAAAATTGGCATTACACTCAGAAAATGCCAAATGCCGGGGTAAAATTTGGAATTTGGGAAAATAAAATATTTGTTGGCGTCATATTGTTTGGCATTGGGGCGGCAAATGCAACCAATGGAAAAAAATACGGTTTGCCAGAAAAAAATGCAATTGCCGAGCTTGTTCGTGTAGCAATGCGCCGTGACCATCAAACTCCAGTTTCCAAGTGTGTTTCTATCGCAATCAAAATGTTAAAAAAACAATCTCCTAATTTGAGAATGTTAATATCATTTGCTGATACTGAACAAGGCCATCATGGCGGTATTTATCAAGCCGGAAATTGGATATATACAGGCGTTAGTACGTCGGACCGCGTTTTCATTATCAAAGGAGAACGCAAACATGCAAAAACTATTCATTCTAATAAATGGGTTCAATCAGAAGAGTGGTTGAAAGCTCATGTTGATCCTAACGCAAAAATAATAAAAACCCCCGGAAAACACCGTTATCTAATGCCCCTAGACGCTGAGATGAAAGAGCGTATTATTCCTTTTAGCAAACCATACCCCAAGCGTGTGAAAGATCAGGCGGCATCGAACCCCGATGCTCTGGGCAGTGAGACTCTGACCCACACGCTCCAAAACTTAGGGCCGACAAAATGACCGAGCCTGAAACGGAGGTTTCTTTAGCCGCTAATAAAGGCGGACGGCCTCGCAAACTGACGCCTGATGATAAGACGATGGGCGCTGTTCGTGGGCTTGGGCAAATCCAGGCGACGACCAAAGAGTGCGCGGCGTTCTTCAACGTAACCGAACCGACGTTCCTGAAATTCAAGGCTGATTATCCTGAGATTGCAGAGGCGCTGGAAGACGGCAAGGGCCACGGTCGTATATCGCTGCGCCGGACACAACTGAAGCTGGCCGAGAAGAACGCTGCGATGGCGATCTTTCTGGGCAAGAACTTGTTAGGCCAATCGGACCGCCAAGAGATCACTGGCGCTAACGGTGGACCGATCAGCCATAGTTTGAGGGTGGAATTTGTCGATTCAGCTCCCTAAGTGGTCCGAAATCCTGTTTGACGAATCGGCCAGGTATATCGCTGTTAAGGGTGGTCGCGGATCGGGCAAGTCCAGATCGGTTGCCACGGCGCTGAATCTGCGGGCTGCGGCTAAACCGCTTAGAATTCTATGCGTCCGAGAAATCCAGAAGTCTATTCGCGATTCGTCTAAGCGGCTGCTTGACGATGACGCGGAACGGATCGGGCTAACGTCGTTCTACAATTCGCTGGAGACCGAAGTCAGAGGCGCGAACGGATCACTGTTCCTGTTCGCTGGTTTGCGCCACAACATCGACTCGATCAAGTCAATGGAAGGCATCGACATATGCTGGGTCGAAGAGGCCCAGAGCGTGTCTAAGACCTCGCTTGAAACGCTGATCCCCACGATCCGTAAGCCTGGATCGCAAATCATATTCACATGGAATCCGAAGCACGAATCCGATCCGATTGAGGAGATGTTTGGGCGCGACGACCTGCCGCCTGATTCGCGACTGCATACGGTTAACTACACCGACAATCCGTGGTTCCCTGATGTGCTTCAGAAAGAGGCGGCTTACGACCTGAGCCGAGATCCTGAGAAATACAACCACGTCTGGATGGGCGGCTATCTGCGGAACTCAGAATCCCGCGTGTTCAAGAACTGGACCGTCGAGGAATTTGAGGCACCGGAGGACGCGCTGTTTAGGCTTGGCGCGGACTGGGGCTTCGCATCTGATCCTTCGGTTCTGGTCCGATGCCATATCGTCGGGCGTAAACTGTTTATCGACTACGAAGCCCACATGGTCGGCTGCGAGATCATGGATTTGCCCAGCCTGTTTATGTCAGTGCCAGGCGCTGAGAAATGGCCGATCACGGCTGACAGCGCCAGACCTGAGACGATCAGCCATATGCGGAACAACGGGTTCCCCAAGATCCAGGCTGCGGTCAAGGGGCCGAAGTCCATCGAAGACGGTATTGAATGGCTGAAATCGTTTGATATCGTGGTCCATCCGCGTTGCCGTCACACCATCGACGAACTCACGATGTACAGCTACAAGACCGATCCTCTCACGCAATTGGTGCTACCCTTGCTTGAAGACAAGAATAATCATATCATAGACGCGCTAAGATACGCCTGCGAGGGCGCTAGGCGGGCAAACATAGTCCGGCCTACGTTTGTCGCCCCTATCGCCGTCAACAGTCCCTACGCGAGACGCTAACCAAATGGCAATGACGAAATCAGAGCGATGGAACGCGATTCACTCCGAAGCCATTACGGAATTCGACGCCATTAACTCGGCGGTGCGTGATGAACGGTTGCAAGCGTTGGACGACCGGAGGTTCTACAGCATTGCAGGGGCGCAATGGGAAGGCCCATTAACAGAACAGTTTGCTAACCGACCAAAAATGGAGGTGAATAAGATCCACCTCTCGGTTATCCGAATCATTAACGAATATCGGGCGAACCGCATCACGGTCGATTTTATCTCAAAAGAGGGCGACGAATACGACAAGCTGGCCGACACATGCGACGACCTGTATCGCGCTGACGAGCAGGATTCCGGCGCTGAAGAGGCTTACGACAATGCATTCGAAGAGGCTGTCGGCGGCGGGTTCGGTGCCTGGCGTTTGCGGACCGTCTATGAGGACGAGGCAGACGAGGAAGACGATAAGCAGCGGATCAGGATCGAGCCTATCTTTGACGCTGATTCGTCCGTGTTCTTTGACCTAAACGCCAAGCGTCAGGACAAGGCAGACGCAAAACGAGCATTTGTGCTCACTGCAATGACGCCAGAAGCATATGAGGCGGAATACAAGGAATCGCCTGCATCTTGGGACAAACTGATTCAGCGCACCCAATTTGACTGGCTTACCCCTGATGTTGTTTATGTCGCGGAATATTACCGGGTTGAGGAAAAGTCAGAACTGATTCACGTCTACCGCGATCTAGGCGGCGAGGAAGAACGCTACGCAGACTCGGAACTGGATGACGCCAAGCTAGCCGAGCTGGCCGCTATCGGTTCGGTGAAGGTGCGCCAGAAGCGTGTCAAGCGCCAACGGGTGCATAAGTATATCTTGAGCGGCGGTGGTGTCCTAGAGGACTGTGGCTACATCGCGGGCAAACATATCCCGATCGTGCCTGTCTATGGCAAGCGTTGGTTCATTGATAACGTTGAACGCTACATGGGCCACGTTCGCCTGGCAAAGGACGCGCAACGCCTGAAGAATATGCAGCTTAGTAAGCTGGCCGAGATCTCGGCGCTGTCGTCTGTGTCTAAGCCAATCCTGTTCCCCGAGCAGGTCGCAGGCCACCAGGTGATGTGGTCCGAGGACAACGTTAAGAATTACCCGTATCTGCTGATTAACCCTGTGACGGGCCAAGACGGTCAACAGGCGCTGACTGGGCCGACGGCTTACACCAAGGCCCCTGATATCCCGCCTGCGATGGCGGCGCTGCTACAGATCACCGAGCAGGATATGCGCGACGTTCTGGGCAATCAGGAGCAGGGCGAGAAGACCGTTTCGAATATCAGCGCCAAAGCGATTGAGATGATTCAATCGAAGCTGGACATGCAGACGCAAATCTACGTCACGAACATGGCGAAGGCGATCAAGCGTTCCGGTGAGATTTGGCTGTCTATGGCGAAGGATATTTTCGTCGAGGAAGGCCGCAAGATGAAGGGGATCGCCAGTGATGGCACCCTGAAGAAAATCGAACTCATGCGTCCCGTGATCAACGAGAAGACCGGCGAGACCGAGACAGAGAACGATCTGTCCGACGCTGATTTTGATATCACGGTTGACGTCGGGCCATCGTCGTCCAGCAAGCGCCAGTCAACGGTTCGCAGCCTGACGAATATGCTAGCGATCACTACCGATCCTGAAACCGCCCAGGTTCTACAGGCAATGACGATGCTTAACATGGAAGGCGAAGGGATCAGCGACGTGCGCGATTACTTCCGTTCCAAGATGGTTAAGATGGGCGTTATCAAGCCGAACGAGGAAGAGGCGGCGGCGATGGCTGAGGCGGCTCAGAATCAAGAGCCTGATCCGCAGCAGCAGTATCTCTTGAGCGCAGCCAAGGAAGCCGAAGCCAAGGCGCTGAAGACGGCGGCTGACACGAAACTGACAGAGGCGAAAACGCTAGAGACGCTGGCTGGCATTGAAGGCACTCAGACGGCGCAGAGCGAGCCACAGGCGGCACCGGCACCGGTTGCGGCACCTGTAGCGCCCGCGCCTGTTCAAGCGGCTCCAGCGGTCCCCGCCGAAGACCCTGAGATGAAGGCGCTTGCTCGCGAGAAGGCCCAGGTCGAGATTGATATCCTGCGGGTCGATCTGGAAACCAAGATTCGCAAGCTGGAAATGCCAGAGCCGCCAGAGGAAGAGCCGAACCACCCCGAAGCCGACGCTGCGATGGCGATTGCCGAAGCGGTCGATGGCCTGGCGGAGGGTGTCAGCGAATTTAAATCTGTTGTCGAGCACATGACGATTTCTAACCAAGAGAACGCAAAAGGTGCTATAGAGGCTGTGAAAAGCCCTAAGCGCGTGATCCGTGAAAAAGGCCGAATTGTCGGGATTGAATAGGGGGGTTTGATATAAACGCTTTGTCTGGTATTTAAGCAATATCTTGACTTATGTAACGCTACACTTTTTGACATAAGGAGCCATCATGGCAAAGTCAGTCGCCACTTGTAACAGTTTGCTGAAGCTACTCTTCAATGCCACCGCTTGGTCAGGCATCGCAGATAACGCTGCCTCGGCACCATACACCAATCTGTACATCAGCTTGCACACGGCTGACCCCGGCACAGGTAACAGCCAAACCACCAACGAAACGACCTACACCAACTATGCTCGCGTCGCAGTGGTGCGTACAAACGTGGGCTGGACCGTTGCCACCAACACGGCAGTCAATGCTGCTTTGGCTCAGTTTCCGCAGTGCGGTGCAACGGGCGCAACCTTGACCTATGTTGCCATCGGCACGGCTGCTTCGGGTGCGGGTAACGTGCTGTACTCAGGTGCGCTCACCAGCTCACTAACGGTGTCTTCCGGCATCCAGCCTCAGTTCTCGGCATCCGCTCTGACCGTGACGGAGACCTGATCATGGATCAGCCAAACTTAGCTAAGGGCGAAGAGCCGCTGTATTTGTGCGCCGAGTGTAATGAGCCTGTTTTTCTGGTAGACAGTGAAATCTATAAGCCTTGCGGTCATACACAGGCTGCGGTGCTGGCAAATCTAACGGCGATTTTGCGCGGCCAATCAGAGGTTAAATAATTGGCTATCCAATCGCTCAAGGCTTTGGTGGACGCTGAAGAGGCGGGCCAGACATTTTTTGCCACATGGCGAAAAGTGCCCAATGCTTCAACGGGTACATTTTGCTGGTTTGATACCACGCTGTCGGCGGGGAACCCTCTTCCGTTTTACTACGCCTCAAGCCCGCTTGTGGGTGTCCCAATGGGTCAGTCCGTCAACGGCGGGCTACCGCACAACCTACCTGTTGCGCCATTGGGGTATAAAACTTTCCTCAAGAATTTCACCGTATCCAACACAACCAACCTTCAGACTGGTCCTATCATTTTGATGGACTACCAGTTCTACTACCCGTTCATCGACATGGGTTCGACGGACGAACAGTTTTTGGACAACACGGCAACGCTCACGCGCAATACGACGGGCGCTGGGCTTAAGATCATAGCCGTTCAAATGGCCGGTCAGATCGGCGCAGGAAACCCGCGTTTTATCGTTAACTACACAAACAGCGATGGTGTTTCGGGTCGGGTAACACCGCCAGCAGTTTGTGGAAATAGCAACATCGTCGGCGCGTTGATAACAACAACATCTGGCGGTACGGCTGCTAACGGATCAAACGTGCCCTTTTTGACACTTCAAGAGGGCGACACGGGCGTTCGGAGCATTGAAAGCGTTACCTTCCAAACAGCCGATATTGGGTTGATTGCGCTGGTTCTGGTCAAGCCTATCGAAAACATTATGCCAAAAGAAATAGCATCGCCTTCGAAACGGGTTCCAGTCTTGGACTATATGGACCTTCCGGTCATCCCTGATAATGCGTATCTTTCACTTTTGGTAAACGTCACAACCAACGCCAACGGCATGACGCTAAATGGCATAATTCAGACCG